TACATCGAAATCCGCTTAATTAATACTCGCCACTATCTCACCAATATAATCCCTAATCTTCTCGGTGTATTTCCCATCGAATTTCAAATCTGCAGTTATCCTATCTCTGCCATTAATCACACTTGCATGATGTCTATTATTTAATTTTCCTAATTCAGTAACAGTCAATCCGCAATGCTTATAAGCAAGATAAAAGTGGATATGTCTTGCCATTACAATATTAGTAAGTCGTGACGTACCTTTTAATTTTTCAAGTGAAATTTCCGTAACTTTTGAAACAATCTTTAGTAACTCATCATGCTTAACTACATTATTTTTCACGTCTTTGGGTTGTGGCTTTTTTTTGCCAACCATAAAATGGATATGTGAAAATGTCTTAGGCTCAAAATCCTTTTCGTAGAATCGAGTAAATGTAACTTGTTTACGTCTGTTTATGATTTGCATACCCACGCTGTTTTTTCGTTAATAATTACTTCACCATCCCAGTTAACCCAGTTAATGTCCTTTAGCTTTTGATACCTTTTTTTACTAACAAATTGCATATAAAAAAACTCATCTTCATCCATCAACTTTGCGTTCCTCAATAATTCGTCAGCAACTCCGATTAAAGCATATTTTTCTTCGCACGTTGCTAAAATTTTATCGCAAATTTCTTCATCTTTAGGAACTTCATGAATGTAAAATCTTTCTTCTAAAGGAAACGGATATTCACACCAGTCATCTTGACCAAACTCTTCAGGCTTCGTTAGGTAGTTAATTAGATAACCATAATCAACATTCAATGCCATCATTTGCACTTGTAACTGTAAATAGTACTTTTTAGCCAATTTATCGCACTGTTCAAAGTAGTTGAATATTGAGTATTGACATTTAGAATCTGCAACCCATTTGCCCTCTAAAATAGCGTCAGGTGTAGCGCCAAGTTTGTCATTCACTTTATAGAATGTTTGGTTTGGCTCACCCCCATAAATAGAGGTGAGTATTTCAATTGCGGTCACTTCGTTTACTATTCCATGCAACATTGGTTTAGTACTGATTTCTTTTTTAAATCCGTTTAGATTTTCAGCTATTTCAAAGATGTAGTTCAAAGCGGTTTTACCTTGACCACCTGCCATCAAATCGCCTATTCTCGAAGCCGTAAACATTCCATTTCTATTTCCCATTGCATTCAGGGTTTTCGTTAAAAGACCTCCAGTTAGCTCCATTTACCATTCTTTCCTCTATGCCATTTAGATAGTATGATTTTTGCATTAAAATTTCGTATTCAATAGCGTTTTCAACATAAAAATCAATTATAGATTTATACATACAGTCTTTAGGCAAATATTTCTTAATGCTTTCATAAAGCATTTCCGATGCTGTTCTATTTTCCATTTAGTTCGATTTTACGTTTAGTGAATAATGCCTTTGATTTGCTTTGTTCAACTGGAAGTAAAGAATCGTAAAGTACTCCTAATTCGTCAAGGTTATTGCATTTTGATAGCTTCTTTTGAATCTCAATTAAAACGATGTCATTTGCTGGCATAGATGCTTTATTGCCGTCATCATCATCCGCTCCAACATTTAAGAATGATTGCATTCCGTAACGTCTTGCATAAGTAATTCCGCTACCTTGCGACTGCGCATCATTTACCTTTGAATAGATTATTTCAGTTTCACACGATAACCATTCGCCACTCTCATGAATTAAAATGGTTTCTACATAGTTTCTGCCATCTATTGAAATAGTAGGCTGCAATAGTGTAATCTGATTAGCTAATAATGCTGGCATACACGCTTCTCTAATTGCGTTTAAGTCTGCATATTTCGACTTAAAGAATGGATTTGCAGCGTCCTTTGTTGCCGTTCCCATTTCAGATTGAGCCTTTAGTAAGGCGGTTGAAATTTTGGTAATTGTTTGACTTGTTTTCATTTGGTTTATTTGATTAATGCTGCTACTAATATAACAGCGGTAAATAATAAAAAGTAAATAGCTAATTGAGCAATCCAACCCAGCGAGCAAAAGTATTTAAAAAATCTCATTTGCCCATTTTTGCTTCCCATGCCATTTCAGCAGCATCAATTTCATTTTCGATTTCATCTTGAATCTTAGCTTCTTCAATTTCCTCGCTGAATTGGCTATCAAGTTCGTGCTTACATAGCATTAAAGTTGCCATATCTCGCACTGGTCGGTTTAAATCTTCATCTTCATGGTTAAAAATTAGGTTGTCAATTACACAACCGCCTGCCGTTACTTCTACATCGCATGAGTATGTGAAGCCGTTTAAGTCAAATACATGGTTTTTTACTTTCATTGTTTATGGTTTAGAGTTTAAAATTACATTCTTTTTTGATAATTAAAAATAAATATCAAATCTTTTTTTCAGTTAGTACTTCATGCTCCTGAATGTCGATGTAGTGCATGATAATATTAAGGTTAGTCGCTTGGGTTAATTGTTGGTCATTGTTATCCAACCATCTTTGAAGCGTTCCCTCGCTGCATTCATTAGCGACCATTAGTTTGAGTTTAACGCTGCGGTTTTTTCTGATTAAAGAAATTGTCTTTGCGCTCAATTCGAGCGGTTTTTCTGGTGTCTTTTTTTTCATTGTTTAATTTAATTGGTGGTGAAAATGTTCTACTTCGTTAATAGGCTGTATTTCTAAGGTTTCTTTTCCGTACAAACAAGCCATTTCGCTAAAGGTATCAATTAGTTCTTTTCCTTTAAGATAGGCTGCAACTATTACTTTAGAGCCTTTTTTTGAAGTCCTTACTATTTTAGCAAGTCCAGTGATTTCTCTTTTTTTCATTTTACACGATTTTGAGAGTGAATATAATTTGCCCATGCATTAAATTCTAATTGTTGTGAATTTTCACACGTTTTAGTTCCCATTGGTTCAAGTTCCGATTTTTCACTTTCACGCAATTCGATTAGAATTAATTTAGTGAAAAGCGCAAAAAGTGAGCAAAAAAGCATGATGAGAAAGATTCCGAAAATGATGTGCTGTGCTGTCATTTGTTTTGTTTTTAGGGTTAAAAAAATGCAGTGTAGGATGCTGCGCCCCATAGTATTAATTAAACTATCTTAAATGTGTAAAATTCGCAACTTGCAAAAGATGCATGGATAATGCCTTGTTTATCGCCCCAAACTTTCAAAACACTTAAATACCATTCGTTAAACATGTTTGCATCTGCTTTATTAAATTCTTTATCTGTTGAAAAATTTGTTGCATTATCATAGGCATAATCATCAGTGTATTTTCCTGTGCATTTAACTAATAAATTTCCTTTTTTTAGTTGGTTTTTAAACCATGTTTTGTTGATTGTACTTGACATTTTTTTTGGTTTTTGTTGTTATTAATAGGACAAAGATATACCTATTTTTGATATTCAAAAATAAATACAGCAATTATTTTGTTAAAATTTTTAGAATTTGCTGAAAGCCTTGCAGTAGTAGGGAAGAAATTTATTCCCCTAAGTACTCTTCATCTGTTTCGGTCTCGTATATCTCCACTAATTTTAAAGCGTCATTCACATTTGACCACGTTTTTAAATAAGGTATTCCCATTGCTTTAATTTTAGTAATAGCATTAGGATAGGTATCTGACATTACAGTTATATTTATTCTTTCACCTGAATCGTCTTCAACATAAAATATCCAACAATAATTAAAGTCCGTAGTCATAGTCTTTAGGTTTAAGCCATTCAAAATAAAATGTTGTAAGCCCTTTTTCGTTTTCGTTCAAATTCACGTCCATAATATTGAATCCGCTTCTACCTTTTGAAAAGTTAGTTTGCACCCATTCCGATGCAGGAGAAAGAGCCAAATAATTATGATAATCGCAGTTATCAATAGTCATATTATCTATTAATTGTAAGTGAGTATCACCCTTTTCAAACGTGCAAAAGTATTGCTCTAATGAATGATGTTTAATGTACTCTTTTATCTTGTCCTTTTGCTTTGCATCTAAAATAGGTTTAAAGCCGAATTTAAGGTTTTTGGCATCTTTGCCATGTGAAAGTATAAAACAATGCTTACCTATGATATAGTGACCTATAAAACGTTGATAAATGTGATACTCTATTTTACCGTACTTAGCTTTTAAAATCTCTTTGGCTGAATAATTTATGATATAATCAAAATCATTAGAATGATTAGAATTAGTAATCGAGTGAACCACTACTTTTGTTTTGAAAACTTGCAAAGCGTTAAACAATTCGACAAAAAAACTTACACCAACTTTGAACGCTTTTTTATTATCCATGTTTTGAGGTAGGTTGTGTCCTTTGCGCACTGTTTGACCGTCCCAACCATCCATAAAATCCCCCAAATTAATTAAATGAATTTCTTTATACTGCTTACATTTGGTGAACTGCGATACTTTTTTCAATATCACATCTACTCTACTGCTTAAAACCTTTTCGTTCCACACCTCTCCATATAATCCGTTTCCATCTTCGTTAGTTTCCATTCCAACGTGAACGTCTGTTATAATTACTCGCAACACGTTGTCAGACTTTACAGTTGGTTGTTTACTGTAAACCTTATTTATCTTGCTAAAGTCTAACTCCTTTAGACAATCTTTGATTTCCTCAATGGAAAGTTCTCGATTCTTTTCAGGCTCTGCTATTACCCACTGTTGTTGTGTGTTTAGGTTTGTTGAAATCCGCTTAATTGCGAAGTTATCAGGAAAAGGTACAATATCAGATACTAACTTTTGCACCTCCGATGCAACCGCTCCGTTTTTGTCTAAAGTTCTTTTTGTGGTTTCAAATCGCTTTTTATTCCTTAGTAAAACGCTTTTAACGGATTCGGGAGTTATTGTATCACCATGCCGAATGAGGGCTAATTCGGCAACTCTGCGACCATACTCCATTAAAGATTCAGATTCTAATTTCGGATACTTAACAATGTAGTCGCGAATTAGCATATTTTAGTTTTTGGTTAAGCGCAAAGGTAGAATTATTTTCTTAATCGTATTTTTTGGCTAAAGCGGATTCCGATTTCAGGCTGTAAATTGTTATTTATACCGCCATTTAAGCCGATTAAATGTCTATCGCTTATAATTGCATCAAAAGCCACTCCACCTCTGTAATTAGCCAATGTTTGACCTTTTAAAGCCACTCCACCGTATAACCCTGCATAGACTTTTACTAATGACTGTTTTTTCTCTACTGTATTGGTTCGTTCAACTATCTTAATAATATCGGGTTTCAAGTTCTGAAATTCAACTGCGACATCAATTAATTCATTTGCCGTTACTGTTGCGCTCATTCTTGCTCTAAAGCTGTCAGGATAGTGAGTGAGTGTTTCATAGTAATTTGTATCAAGGCATTTGACATCATTTGTCAAGTCATTATTTGCCAAAGTATCCGTAAAAGGTTTGACCTCAACTTTCTTTGGTTTGCCTTTTATTAAAGTTATAACCATTGTATCCTTTAGCACTATTGAATCCCTTATCGAAACTGATTGAGAAAGTATTTCAGGGCATTTGTTGTACGTATAACCGCCATAAAATCCAATTCCTAATCCTAAAATAAATAATAAACCAAAAATAATTAGTAGGTCGTAATTAAGTCTTTTCATGTTTTTGTTTTAATTCGCTTGCAAAATAATCAATATATCGAACTTGACCGTTTTTTAATTTTACCGCAACTAAAACTTCATTCTTTAAATTCTTTTCGTCATATCCAATGTGTAGCCAACGTGGGTTGTTATCATCACCAAATTCCCAAATTAACTTACTCCATTGTAAACCTGATTTGAGTAACCATTTAAAAACTTCGCCACTAATATTTACACCATCCTTAATAAAAGTTTCATCAAATGCTTTGCCTTGCAAATGTTCGCTCTTTTTAGCCCCTTTAACAGCGTTGTTTAACCTTTCACATCTATAAGCTACTGTTGGACTAAATGAGCCAAATTTTGCCCTTATTGGTTCTGCTAAGTGTTGCGCTAATTTGCGAAGATTATCAACTATTTCTTTGGTTGGTTGGTATTGTTCAGCAAATCCGTTTTTCATTGCCGTTTCAGATGTCGTAAATTCTGCTAAAGAAAAGTTTGTAGTTAATTTCATTTTCTTATATTTGTGCTTTCATTTGGTTTTGGTTTAGGATTGGGATTCTTCGGAGTCCCTTTTCTTTTTCCCAAAACTCAAAACAGCGTAAACCTTTGGAAAGCATATTTGCTTTTCCTTTGGCAGATTTTCACCAAATAGCTTCGTTTCAATTCTCGTTATTCGCTTTTCAAATTCGTATTGCCTACTCGAAATTTCCTCAACTCGATTATAAGTCTTCACTAAAAAAAAGCTAATAATTGCCAACAAAATTGACGTTGGTATATTTACTTCATGACTGGTTTTCATTCGTGTCGTTTTTTTCTTTTCGCAATAAAAATGAATTGTAAGCTCCATAGCCGTATAATGTCGAACTCAATAAAACAACTGACCCTGAATCAAACCCATCAACACACGCAATACAACAAAGTCTTAATGTAGCATAAGCAACTATAATTAATGTCGCACTCGTAAACGAAACAAACCGCTCTATTTTCTTTGAACTTAAATAACTTTTCTGTGCCGAAAAAGTTGCATATAAATCACTCCACAATCTCATCTTCTATCGGTTGGTTTTTAATCAGTTCATCATAATATGCCTTTCGCTCGTCTTCATTTTCAAAGAAGTAGTATTTCTCTCCATCGAAATGCGAACCGAAATCTGTTAATGCTTCTCTTTCAGGTTTGTAACTCCCATTAATCTCTATTGCTTTTACTTCTATCATTGTTTTTCAAATTTGATAAGTGTTCCGAGTTTATTTATTACAACTGGATTCAAAGCAGATGCCAAAGCGAATTGCATTTGAATAGTTCCTGCGTTTGTTGTTAGAATCCAGCCCGTTACTATAACTTCCGTTAGTGCAACGGATTGGGTAAACGTGCTTAATCCTGTGCCTGTAGAACCCCCATCTGTCGAAATTCTTTGAGCAAAAGCTACCGCAGATGATGAATTTCCTGTGTGATAAATTCTTGAAGTAGCACCACTTGGTAAAGTGTATTGTAATAAAAGACCGCCCGAACCTGGTCTTACATTTATTTTACCAAATATCTCATAATGCGTATTAGCTTCTAATGCAACTACTGCGTCCACCACATCAGCAAATGAAGTAGAGGATGTACTTCTGTTTGCTGTTATTGTCATTTGGATTACTTTTGGAGCATACTTCGTATCAAAAAAAGTAAGCAAAAAAGCCTTTACATTAGTCCAAGTTATTTTCTTTAATACACTACTTTCTACTGTTGCAACTAAATCTGTATCATTTGGAGTAGCATCTGCCGAACCATTTACTAAAGTTCCTACGTTATTAACCGTAATTGTATCTTGTTTGCCATTAAAAGTTGTCCAGTCTGTTGAACTTAAAGCACCTCTATTTGATGCAGATGCTGTTGGTAAATTAAATGTATGTGTTGCTGTTGCTGAACTAATCGCAAAATCAGTTCCGCTTGTTCCAACCGCTAAATTTTGCACTTGGTCGGTTAATCCATTTAATGCAGTTATGCCTGTCGAAAATGTAGTTATGATTTGAGAAAGGTGATTATTTTCGGTGTGCAAAGTAATCGTGCGACCGCTATTGTTTACATATATCCTAACTGCTAACCTATCGGTTGCCAGTAATGTTGTTTGCGGAACTGCTAAAGCACTTACATACAAATCTATTGTCGTTCCGTTTGTTATATTTTCAGGAGTAATTGAATTAGATGCAATTAAAGATAATGTAGCTCCGTTCCATTTGTATAATTCTAAATAAAAAGATGGCGAACCCCCTCCACTTGAGGCACTAAAATAGGTTTCAAAAGTCCAATTACCCGCTGGTATCTCTAATAAATTTGGAACATTTGTATCCGTTATAAAAGATTGAATATATCCGTTTGTATTAATAGTAAAGTCAGTTCCTGCACCTAATATTGGAGTCCTATCCATTTCTTTAAATGCAACACCGCCAAAAGTACCCTGACTTACCGAACCATTCAAATAAAATGATTGCGAAGCCCCTCCGCCTGTTGATGCTGGGAAATTAGCAAGGCTACCATCTCCCCTTACATATTGACTAACTAATCCTGCACCCGTTACCGCTATATCGCCACTTGAAGTAATTGGACTATTTGCAACCGAAAACGCACTTGGCATTGTTAACCCTACCGAAGTTACTGTTCCATTTGTAATTGCACCCCAAACTGCTGCGCCTGTTGTTGCATCAGAGCAAACATAAACAGTCCCATCATCTAATATCCATCTGCTACCAACCTCAAAGCCTTTAGTATCATCGTCATTAACTGTTGGAGTAATTGTAAAATTATGGCTAACCTCACGAATCGTAAAGCCGTCTTGTTGCATTACATATTGTCTACCAGCTTCCCATTTTAATTCGTAATCTATTGAACAAACTAATGCAACGCCTTTTTGCCCTCCTAATCCTGCATCTGTTGCCCCTTTTCTTATTCTTGCGTAATTGTCAAATTGTATTTGGTCTCCATCGCTAATTGAAATATCTTGACCGTCTGTTTCATTGTCCTCCGAAAGTACTTCATTAAATGTTGGCGTGTTTACTATCGGATTCGCAGGGTCTGTATTGTCTACTAAATTACCAGTTACCGATTCTATTCCTCCGCTATTATTATCAATGTAATCTATTAAATCGGTTTGGTTTTCAATATCGCCTGTAATGAAACCCCACTCACCGCCTCCGCTTGTTTGTGCAGAGCCGCCAAACTGCAAAGCACCAACCGCACTCACTCGAACTTGAGTAGTTTTAAAATCAATATTTATTTCCGATACTGAATTAGCTTCAATATCTAAAACCTGATTTGAAAAATTAATATTAATCTCTATAATCATGCTATTGCAACAAGTTCACCTATTTCAGTTTCTGTTAATATTAATCGCTCAAAGCCGCTATCAAAGTTTTCATTTGGCACATCTACTGAAATTTGAATAAACAATTTACCAGTCGGCACATTAGTAATGCTTTCTTTTGCTAAAAAGCACTCACATAAGCCATTAGCAGCGGATGTTATTTCAACTTCATTATCTGACAGTAAAAAGTTAGCTAAAATATTACTTTTCCTCTGATAGACTTTAACTTCAATTTCTTCAACTTCACTTAAATCTAACGGCTCTGAATTTACTGCTAAAGCAAATTTCAAAGTGTGGTCTGTGCCAATTGGTATTCTTATTTTATCTGCCATTTCCTATTCCTAATACTGTGAATTGATTTCTTTTCTTTCTTGCTTTGCATAATTCAACTTCGTATTTAACTCCATCAAATGTGCTTTTAACCCTGTCTAATTCATTTAGCATTCGAGTTCTGTAAACATCTGATTTGCCTTTGAAATTTTGCAACATTTCAGCACGTCTTTTGTCCGATACTTGTCCGAATCCCTCTTGGGTATATTCCTCTAATCCGAATTGAGTAACGTGCAATCCATGAAAAGGCAAATAACGTACTACAGTTGCCGTTGCCAACCATTTTTTTACAAAGTTGTAATAGAAATCCATTAACTCATACGAAGTCCAAAATTCGGCATCGTCTGGAGTTGTTGTTGTTTGTTCTAAAGCTATGTAATAAGCAGAATTATAAAATACTTTCGCACCCTCTTCATAAGTACGACCATTTTTAAATTGAGAGTAATTAGCTTTTACTGCTTCGTTTATTGCTTGATATAATTCGATTTGAATTAAGTTTTGCAGCTCGATTTCTTGAGCATCTATAACGTGAAGTTTCAAATCGCTTTCATCCGTATTCGGAGAAAGTGCAAGTATCGGAGTTATATCCGTAATCCCAATCCATGCAAATAGGTTGTTTATCATTGCGGTGTTTGTTCTGTTGTTGTTGAATCGGTTTCTATTCCTAACGCATCTAACAATGTTTGTTTAGGTATCAAATCAATTACTTTTGTAGCTAACAATGGAGAAAGTGAGTTAAGAGTTCCAAGTATTTTATCGCCCTCACTTGGGATATTAACTTCAACACCAAATTCTGAAACAGTCCAGTCGATTTGACCGCCAAACATATTCCTAAACGCCTGCGTTATTAATCTTTGAACTGGATTAACTGTTTGCCTAAGCATTGCCATTGCCTGCTTAATTGCATTATCATTTCCTAAAACAGCCGCCTCCGCATATCCTAATAATACTGGATGCACTCCCCAAAGTCTGCAAACGGCTCTCTCTATTATATCTCTTTTTGAATTACTTGCCTCTAAAATTGGTTTTGGGTCATTGCCTGAAAATACGGGAGCTTGCTCTGCCATTTCAGCAAAGTTTACCAATACCGCAAAACGTGAGGTCAAGCCATCTTTGTTTTTCTTCATCCCTGTGAATTGCACCATTTCGCCCTCTATTCTTTGCCTATCCGTTAAACCATCTTCGCCTTTTTCGTTATCATCAACTGCAAAGAAAGTCATAACACCACCTAAATTAAAACCATTCAAAACCGCTTCATAATCCATTTTAGAAAGTTCAGATGAAGTTTTTACATCCTCTACACTAGCTAAAAAATCAGGTATTGCATAAACGTCCGAATCAAAAGGGTTCCCGTCAAACACATAATAAATTTCACCATTAGAATTGAAATCTGTTACATTCTTAGTCATGGCTTCAAAGCTTGCTACTTCGCCCTGAAAATCTTGCAATTTAATCCATGCGTTTTTATCTAACTTTTCAAGTCCAATAGTCGGATTGTACATCCAGTTCCCATCTAAAGACTTTCTAATCTTTTGAAACGGCATTAATGTAACTTTTCCAACTCGACCATTTCCTAATCTCGAAATATGAAATACCGCACAATCCATATAAGCAAAAGACAAAGCAGACTTAGAAAGTAATTTATCAGCCGTTTCTTTTTCATTGACTTTGTAAAAAGATGCTACTTCGCTAACAAATCCATCGGCTTCTATATACTCCGCATATTTTTTGGCTGCTTTTTTTGCCGTTCCTGAATTGTTTA